TTTTTGGATAACACTATCTACGTCCCTAACAAATGATTGTTGTATCTGTTGATCGTATTTCTCAAGGGGCTGTGTTAATGATTGTACTATTCTAGCCAATGAAGCCTCCGTATCTAAAAAAATCTATAAGTCCACCATCTAAATAATTACGTCTTCTATTTGTTCCATCTATAAAACCACCCCGTGCTTCTCCACCACCTGGATCAAATGGATCTGAATAAGTAGAACCTGAAGCATCTGCAGCATGTGCTCCAGAACCACCACCTGGTGCATAAGAACCTGCTTGTCCTCCAGTCTCTTCTCTATATGCTCTTGATATTCTAGCTTGATCAGCTTGTCTTTGAGATGCTTGTGCTTGTGCTTGTGCCGCTGCATCTGCTTTCGCTTTCGCTGCTGCCGCTGCTTCCGCTTGTTGAATTGTTTTTTGCATTTGAGTTTGTTTTTGAGCTTTAGACATTTTGTTATATTTTACTCTTTTAAAAAATTCTTTAGCTGCTTGGTTAAAAATGTCGGTTGTATTTATCGGTGGACTATCATACATCGATAGTTGTCTTGCGTTAAATGCTTTTTGATGCTGCTGTAATGATTTTGGAATATCAAATTCTGCCCAGTCCCAGTCTCCTGGTATAAGTTCAGCGTCAGCCGCCCTGTTCACATATTCTTCTATCTCATGACGACCCATGGTTCCTCCCAATTTATCATATGCTTTATCAAGAATATCTGAATATCCTGGCTCATCAAATATATTGTGTCTAAATTCATGAGCTATAGTAGATGCTATTTCTTTATTAATGTTTCCTTGTTTTGTTTGTTCAGCACCAGGTCCAGTAGCCATTTTTAAATTACCAATACCTAATTCTCCATAGTCTCTAATATAAACTTTATTGGGATCATAGGGTGACTTATCAGGAATATAAGTATATCCGTATGCTGTACTAGGCGACGAAGCGATTCCTAAATCTGTCTTATCTCTAAGTTTTGGATCTTGTTTAAAACCTCTTAATTGACTAAGATCATACTGAGAAAAAGCAGGATCATTTAATATGTTTGGAGTAATACCTAATTTAGCTGGCTGATCGTCCCAATTTACTGGAGGATGTTCCGCTCTTTGTGCTCCAAGTTTATCTAAATATGTATTAGGTCTCTCGAACTCTTCATTAGGTCTTGCACCTCCTGTGGGTATATCATAAAAAAGAGAAGCAGGATAATTTCTTTCCATTAAATAAATCCTCCGTATCTAAAAAAATCTATAAGTCCGCCGTTAGCATAACGTGGAGCATGTTGAGCTAAACCGCCTCGTGCTATCATAGCTGAATTTGGTCCAAAATCAGTTCCTGTTCCTGCCGACACATTTCCATTACCTGGTGCTTCAGTTCCACCCATCATATCTTCTCCCCATTCTTCGGTACCTCCAGTCATGGCCAATTTCTCGTCTGCAGTTTTATTATAACCCGCATCATTGTGTCTTCTCCAGTCATCATATTGTTTATCACTCATTCTTTGTTTTTTTCTCGCATCTGCCGCTGCTTTTTTTTCTGCTGCTTTAGCTTTTGCTTCAAGTAAAATATTAGCTCCTGTACTAGCAAGTCCATATCTTAATCTATTTTTTCCATATTTTGCAAGCATTGCTTTTATAGCTGAGACACTTAACAATCCAGCTTGATAAGGAATTCCAGTTTCAGGATCGTATGTTCCTGGTATCATGTCGTCTGGATTTATTCCTACTTGTTCCCAAGTTTTTTCAATTTGTTCTTTTGTTGGACTTCCATAAGATTCTTTACCAATAATAGATCCTCCAAGAATTTCTGGATCTAAAACATCTTCTAATTTAAAACGTGATATCTCATTTGGAGATCTTTTATACCCTTGCAAAGTGTTTATTAATCTTTGAGTTTCTGTGCTTAATTCTTTTGGTACCTTACCTGTTAGTGTCCAACCTTCTTTAATACCAGAAAGCCCTGCCTCTCCAGCTATTGCTAAAGATTGTGGAAGAGTGTATTTTTCTAAACCCCCAAGTTGAGCTGCTGTTGGAGCTAGACCCCCAGTGAGAACTGATGTAATACCTGTATCAGTAACATTAGTGCTTGGCATTGCTCCTTGGTTTTCAAGTTCTTGAGTTATACTAGAAAGATCTGTTGGTTTATAATCACTTAATGTAGTCATTACCTTCTCCCGTCCGCTTGTATATCTAGTCTAAAAGTTCCAAGCTTCCAATGTTGTCCAAGATCCGTGTTCGAAATTTTTAAAGCTATCGCTCTTGCTCTAGCTCTTGTATCTATTTTAGTTGTACTTGTTGTAGATTCAAAAGGTCCTAAAGACGAACTAGCCTGTGCATCTGTTGGATAATTTTTTAAATTTAATGTTATTGTTGCATCACCTGTTTGTTGCAAGAAATCTGGAAGTACTCTTCTAATTTTCATTATATATTCACCATCTCCTCTTAAATCTGCGCCACCCTGTGATGCTGATATGTCAAAATCCCCTGATTGTATGCTCGCTGCAACAGCAGAAGCTGTTCCTGCTTTAAGTTGATCCTGTCCTGTTTCATGTTCAAAGTAAGTTGTAACACCATCCGTATTACCAACTGTAGAATCACTCGTAGCAGACGAATCGTATTCTGTACCATGTGGTTTTCCAAATATATGGGAATCAGACCATGAAGATCTTGCCAACGCGCTTGTAGTCCATACTGGTCGCTCTGGTGTTGAATCCATATAGTTATAAGTAACAGATCTATTGTTTGATGTTCCAGAACTAGATGGATAAAACCAAGTTACTTCACCGAACAGATTATTTAATCCTGCATAAATATGATTTCTAGGAATCGTATTAATATCATCATAAACATAATCTTCAACTAAACACGCTAATGATTCTAATCTACCAGTATATCTAAAGAAACCATTCTCCGACATCCAGTAGGCAGATCCATCAACTTCGACCGCAGCATTCTTTCCTATCAATCCACAGTTTGTACCAACTTGTTGAAATGAAAATACAAACGGCGCTCCAACAAATCTCATAATAAATAAAGAAGTATCAGTCCATATGTAAATTGCATCACGACCTCTTATAGCTCCCATGATCCGTGTTCCGTCGGCCAGTCTCTGTGTACCAGCAGTATTGGTTGCGGAAGGAGCGTACGAAGTTGTAGCATCGATTGATTCTTGATCTGACCATCTAATATACATATCATCCTGTGTAGCCGTTGTTCCAATAGTAGTTTCAGTTCCAAAAAACACCAAGTGTCTATCAGGAGTTGAAACTAATGTTTTTAATGCAGCTGTTGGTGCATTGGCAACAATGGTTGCCCTTGTATCAGTCGGAGTTGATGCATCTGAATTCCATTCAAAAGTTGCACCATCCACGATAGTTGCAATCAATTTATTTCCATAATTGTCCAGGGTCCATAGACCAGGAGCTGTTATAATGTCTCCAGTCTGTGATGCGCCCCATTTAGTATAATCTGATGCATTGGTTACTGTTGCTCCATCTGAATGTGTTGCGGCTGTCGTGTTGTCCGATCCTCTAGTTAATCCGGATAAAATTTCTGTTCCTGAATCATTTCCTGTATATGAAATACGTTCGCTACCCACTAAAACAACTCCAGTAGCGGGAAAAGATCCTGATTCTGCTAAAGTTAAACTTGTTGCAGAAGCATCAATTGCTCCATCAAGAGTAGAAGCTAAGGCATATCCTGCTGTTCCACCCCAAGATCCTAAACCCCATCCAGCTGTTGATTCTTCAACCGCAGGACCGATAGAATAAAAATGTTTAACTCTTATTCCACCAGAAGTACTGGCTCCTGATCCAGATTCAACAGATCCCATTTCAATTGTAATTGTCGTTGTACTTGGAACCGTTGCCACCATAAAATTAGTATCGTTAAAATCACTGGCACCAAAATCAGAATTAGTAATTGCTGTAAAACTATCTAGACGGATAATATCGTATTTGGAAATATTATGAGGAGATGCAAAAGTAATCGTGACTGTTGCATCGCTTTGTGTTGTTGTAAAAGCACTGGTTAAAGTATTTGTACTTTTAAGAGGTGTAATATCATAGAAAACTCCTCCAGAATATACATATAAAAATCTATTTGTACCAAGCGCTGCATACTTAACACCTGACGCATTTACAAAATGATGAAGCGCCGTGTTTCTTCCTGTAAGAGTATTGTCTCCTAGTTGAGCCCAACCACCTATTTTTTCAGGTGAGCCATATCTAAAACGAACGTAGTCACCGCTAATCCATTGGCCCTCGCCTCCAGTTGCCGTAACCTGTTTATTGAAACCTGGTTGTATATTAATTTTCTGTAGCATAATTATTTGGAGGCGTTTAACCTAATCTTTGCGTATTCTTAGTCGTTCAATGTACTAACATCAAACTCCGTATCTGTTGTTTCTACAACAGGCGGTATTATGTGAACAGTATATTTTTTATTGAACATATCATCCCAATGGTCTTTGTCCATTAAGGTCAACAATTCAGCTTTTGTATATGCGTCTGGTGCTTTTGATGGTACTTCAATCTTTTCTCTCCTATCAAACGTATGCGAATAATCATTAAGAGTGTAATTGTATTTACAACGCCACTCTATAACATTTCCATCAGCATTTTTTTTCGGTATCGCACTTACCCAAGTTTTTGTAGCGTCATCTGCGTATGCCATATTTAATCTCCTTTTAAGGTTTTTATTTCTTGTTGTAGAGTTGTAACTGTAGCCGACAGCTCTTTTACGGCATTTACTAAATACCAAGTAATATTATCTGCATCTACCGCTATAACTCCTGTCGATTCTGTGTGAACAACATCTGGTAAAATTAGACCTATCTCTTGAGCAATAACACCTAATTGAATACCTTGTTTATCTATTGCTGAATATTTTGGTAATTCAGTAATTTCATCTTTAGTTCTATATTCAAAGTTTCTTACTTGTATTTGATTAATTTTTTCTAAACCAATATTATTATCAATAATATTTTTCTTAATTCTTTCGTCTGATGTAGTTGACCAAGTAGTTGTATTTCCACCATGATACGCACCACTATTCATTCCAGCAAAAAATGTTTGTGTACCTTTACCTGTTGCACTATGTCCGAAAGTAGTTTCATAAGTAACATCAACCGCTGAACCAGCAATATTATTACCAACATATACATTAAAAGCTCCTGTAGTTGTAGCTGCACATGATTCACCAATACAAATATTATCATTACCTTCAGTAATATTATCACCAGCTGACCTTCCTACTATTACATTATTATAACCAGTTGTAATAGCTCCACCAGTATAAACACCAATACAAGTATTACCATCACCTGTCGTAATTGCATCTCCAGCATAAACACCCATAATAGTATTATATTCAGCACCATTTACTGCTGCATTAAAAGCGGAGACACCAACAACAGTATTAAAACTTTCTGTTGTTGCTTCGTCTCCAGCATCACCACCAATAAAAACATTCATTACTCCTGTAGTAAGTGATTCTCCAGCATCAGTACCAATCATAACATTTGCAGCACCATCTGTAACAGCTGTACCAGCGGTATCACCAATACAAATATTATTGTTACCACCAGTACAGGTAGCCAGTGCGTTTATTCCTATAGCAACATTATAAGTTCCAGTAAGAGAACCAGAAAGAGTATCCTTACCTATACCTATATTGTAAGCATTATTTGCAGCATCCCCAGCTCCCGACCCTATAAAAACATTACTATGTGCTGATGTACCAGCGGCTCCAGCATTATAACCAATATGAACATTATTATGTCCGTCAGTAAGAGCTGTACCAGCGTTATAACCAACAACAACATTGTTATCACCAGTCGTAATAGCTGTTCCAGCCTCATCACCAACAGCTACATTATAATTTCCACCTGATTGAATAGCATCACCAGCATTGACACCAGCAACAAAATTAGATGTACCAGAAGTAACTGTAGAAAATGTTCCAGTTACAGCTAAAGTAGTTCCATCAAAAGTTAGGTTTGCTTCTGCATCCAATTCTGTTGTTGTAGAACCAATTGTAACAAGTTCATTAGCTGTTGCGTTGTTTAAAGCTGTTACTGCTCCAGAAGCATCTTCCCATGCACAGGCTGCACCTGCACCACCAGAAGTTAAAACCTGACCATCGGTACCATAATTAGCACCTGCAATACCTATTTCATTATCTGCTGTAAATCTAAATTTCTCAGCAGCTGCTTCTGATTTGCCTAATGCAAATACAATATCCGTATTATTAACAGAAGCACTAAACGTATCATCTGCTTCTGCCCATATTGAAGCGGCAATTGCAGTTGAATCAGTACCATCAGATTCTACAGGGGCTTGGAAATCAATTCTTCCTAATTTATTTCCATCAACAACAGTCAGTTCACCAGTTGTAAGTTTTAATAAACCTGCACCTGCTGCCGTTGCTCCTCTTACTTCGAATGCATCCGCTGATTCGTCATATATTCCATATGCACCAGCAGAACCACCAAATAATTTTACATCATGTCCAGTACCGTCAACACCAGTCGTTAATGTTCCTGTTACTTGTAAAGCAGAACCATCAAAAGTTAGGTTTGCTTCACCATTAATTGTTGAACTATCTACAGAAGTTATAACTCTATTATTAGTGGAGTTAGTATATGAATCTACTACAGCAGCACCAGCAGATGCCCAGTCTAAATTTCCTGATCC